TCCTCATCCCAGCAAGCTGTCTAACCAGCCCTTGTTGTATTCCGAAGTGGTCCTTCTTCAGAAGGTCATCATCTTCCTTCCTAAACATCTCATCTTGCTCCCTTGTTGACAGTTCTGTATAAAGCAATCTCAAAGCTAGATTCCCTTTACTGTGGTTTTTCATGATTCGATAGTTGTGGAATTCTGGGCCTACAATGTCCTGAAGATCCACATCATAGAAAGGATAGATGCCGAAATCATATGGTATTTGATTAGCCGGCAGTTTAAAGGCCTCCACAACATCATTGGTCCCATCTCTTCCAGTGTCGAATATTTTGTAAAAATGCCTTCTGTTCAACACATGAGCTACGGCACAGGCAAAAGACGAAGAACCGTTTTCCCTCATTTGCCTTATCCTGCTATAGGATTCATGGACGAATGTGGAGCAGGAACTTGTTTCTATTGAGTCAGTGGCTGCCAGGCTGAACTTTATGGTAGGCGATAGTGTTTCCAAGTTTGCCATGTAAGCGGAGTTAAGTTCGTACATCACATGCCCTGAAGCTGATTTTATTGACAGTTCCATGCAGTGCAACCTTTCTGAGACCCTTTCACACTGACCTAGTAGTTTTGCCTGGGCTCTGCCAAGTCTGCTGGAGAGGTCAATGGCAATTATAGTGCCTTTGTCGTCTGAGCCCAATCGTGTCTTCCACCTGATGTGACACTCTTGGTTTAGTTGTCTGAGGCATTCATGGAACAGGGCATCACGAAGACTGATAGAGGACAGACCAAGGACACTGGAGTTGTAATGTGGAATGCCCTGGCACATGTTTGAGTGATTTACTAGGTATGGCTTCCCATCTTCCAAGAATTTCTCCTTGATTTTCTGCATTGCATCAGAAGAATGTTTCTCCTCTCTGTGTAGCATCCATTGTTCAACCAACTTCCTAGGAAACTCAATTTCCTTATTTGAGTGCGCAAGGAAAATGTGCTGAGCCAGTGCCTTCATCCCAGGGTGATCTTTGAAGTGAACAGTGTGTATGTTCGTGAAGATGGCAGGTATGAACTTTTGACACCAGACTGTCATGTCATAAGACTCTTTCACTATTTGTAGAGGTGTTCCAGAGGGGAAAGATGATACCACCTCTTCATGGTCTCCCCTCATCATGAGCCTCTTGTCTCTGCCCTTTGTCAAAATTTCCCTCTTGTCTGATTTGCACAAAAGTCTGGCAACTTCTTCCACTATGTTCATCATCACTCTAGCTTTGATGTACAAAATGATGATTTCCCTGACACCACCAATTTGGCCTTTCTTGAAGATCTGTATGAATATCTTGAAGTTCTCATTGGAAACTCCAGAAAATTGCATAGCCACATCAGATGCTGTCATGAGTTTTTCAGATTCCAGGATCTCTGCCACTAGCTCTATAGCTTTTGTCCTCACCCCTATTTTTTTCACCTCATCCAGATCCTTCGGGTCGATTTGAGTTGCTATCTGCTTGACAGAAGCCTTGAAGGTTGCATAGTCAGAGAGGGGTTTTGACAATATCTTCTCAAGTTTTTGAGAGGTCATCCAAGAGCTGTTGTCACCCATGTTTTCTTTGTGTTGATTCTGTAGCCTGAGTCCTATTTGAACAGCTCGTGAGCTGTAGAAGTGGCTCTCAGGATCTTTTGAGAACGCATGTTTGATGTCCTCATCCAGGGTTGTGTTCCCAAGGAAATAGTCCACCTTAGCTTTGTCTGTCTGCCTGTTGGCCAGCTCCTGGTTGTATTTGTGTTCTTCTTTCACAATCTTTTCCATGATTCGCAGTGAATCCTGGCCAGCATTTTGCCTGTCTTTGTTGCATGCC